TTTGTGGCATCCATCGAATCCACCATGCCAGAGAGTGCCGCGAAAGACGCCATATACTCTCTATCAGAGGGTGAGCAGCCATGACCCGCCTGATCCGCGTCGAACTCTGCGACGAGTGCCCCCATGCCGCCGGCTCCCGGATCTGCCGGGCAAGCCAGTGGTGCGATGAGGGCGGCATCCTCCGCTGTCGAAAGTTCACCGACTTCCCCCTCATCCCAGACTGGTGCCCGTTGGAGCAGGTCGCCCCTGACTGGAGGCCGCCCGCGACCATCGACCTCTACGGCCCGCCGCGCTACACGCGAGGTATGGCCGACGGCACCTCAGCCTCTAACCTCGACTGGAGGCGCTCGCCGTGACTGCTACACCTCGGGAGGACAACCTCGTCACGGTGAAACTCGACCGGGATGTCGTCGCCCGCCTCGCCGCACTCAAAGTCACATACGGCAGGCGGTCATACTCCGAGGTTATCCGCGACCTCCTCCGCATAAAGTAGTAATATTACTAAAACTACTAAAAACAGCCCTCTTTTTCTATTCCGGGCGCCCATATACTCCCAAAGCCATTTCGGAGGCTCCGACATGTCAAGACTGGCAACATTCCTGATCGCGGTCCTCGACGCGATCCGCGCACTTTTCTCCCCTGCATCGCCTCCCGATCCTCTCGCCCCGCGCGATCCCGGCACCCCTGCCGCACCCCGGCCCCGCGCGATCCCGCCGACCGTCCGCGCCTTCATCCTCGACGGCCACACTCCGCAGGATCGGGCGGTGCTCGAACAACAGATCAGCGACTACGAAGCCGCCGGGCAGACCTCCTACACGCTCCGGTATCCTGGCGGCTACTACCTCGTCAAGGATGGGCAGGTCGTCGGTTCCGGGAGGGGGGAGGTGTGATCGAGGACCTCCCCGACCTCGCCCCGATCGCCGCACCGCTCGTGACGCTCGTGATCGGATATATCACAGGGAGCCTCGTCTACCGCAGGGTTAAGGCGGCCTTCGACGAGACGGTCGATCTCCTCATGACCATCCGCGACGCCTGGGAGGACGACACGATCACGGAAGATGAGTTCGGCGCCATCGTCGAGCAGGCGGGCCAACTCGCGAACTCCCTCAGGGGGTGACGATGGAGAAGGTCGCCGGGGAGGTGGTCGACTGATGGCCCGGACAAACGTCGGTGCGGCCGCGAAGAGCTCCGTCCGCCGCATCCGCACCACCGAGAAGACCCTCAAGGCGCTTGAACTCAGAAAGCAGGGGATGAACTACACCCAGATCGGCGAGAAGTTAGGGTGCGCCCGGAACACCGCCTGCCGCTATGTCTTATCCGAATTGGAAAACCTCGCCGACAAATGCCGGGAGGAGGCCGTGCACGTCCGCGACCTCGAACTCCAGCGGCTCGACGCTCTGTATCTGAAAGCATGGGAAGCCGTCGAGGGGGGCGACCTCGCCGGGATTGACCGCTGTCTCCGCATCATGGAACGCCGCGCGAAGCTCCTCGGACTCGATGCGGCGGAGAAGATCGAACACAGCGGGGTAGTCTCCTGGATGGAGTTGGTCAAGAGTGCAACAAATACAAACGAAGGACGCGATGGCAGCGCTTGACCGGGCTCAGCGCGATCCGGTCTGGTGGGTTGAGACGGTCCTCGGGGACCGGCTCTGGCAGCGGCAGCGCGACATCATCGAGTCCGTCCGCGACAACCCTGAGACCGCCGTCAAGAGTTGCCACGGTCCCGGCAAGTCCTTCACCGCCGCACGAGTGGCCCTCTGGTTCCTGATGACACACCGCCCGTCGATCGTCATCACCACTGCCCCGACCGACCGGCAGGTGCGGGGTATCCTCTGGAAAGAGATCCGGGCGGCGCACGCCCGCTCGCGCTACCCGCTCGGGGGCACGCTCCTCTCCCAGGAGCTCAAACTCGATAGCGATTGGTGGGCCTGGGGATTCACCGCCCCGGACTACGACCCGGACCGCTTCCAGGGATTTCACGAGGAGCATATCCTTGTCATCGTCGACGAGGCGGCCGGTGTCAGCGACCAGATCTTCGAGGGGATCGACGGTGTGCTCACGTCTGACCAGTCCCGGCTCCTGATGATCGGGAACCCCACGAGCACCACGGGCCGGTTCGCTGAAGCGTTCAAGACACCGGGCATCGCGAAAATCACCATCTCCGCTTTTGACACGCCGAACTTCACGGCCTTCGGCATCACCGAGGACGATATCGCCTCCGGGGCCTGGGAGGAGAAGGTCGCCGGCCAGGAGATGCCGTACCCCTACCTCGTCACGCCGCAATGGGTCGCGAAACGATACCAGCGGTGGGGGCCGGACTCGCAGCTCTACCAGGCCCGGGTCCTCGGCCAGATTCCGACGATCGGGAACGACACCCTGATCCCACTCCACTGGATCGAGGCGGCGGTGCAGCGGACCCTGGAGCCCGGGACCCCGAATGAACTCGGCGTCGATGTGGCGCGGTTCGGGTCCGACGAGACGGTGATCATGCACCGCCGGGGACCGGTGGCCAGGCTCTGGAAGGCGATCCCGATGGGCGACACCATGGAGACTGCCGGGCAGGTCCGTGTCGCGCTCCGGGAGACTGGAGCAACTACTGCAAAGATCGATGCGATCGGGCTCGGGGCAGGAGTCTACGACCGGCTTCACGAGCTGAAGGACCCTGTCGACGAGATGCAGAGCGGTGCCGCCTCGTCAGACCCGGAACGGTTCGCGAACATGCGGGCCGAGTGGTGGTGGGGCCTCCGGTCCCGATTTGAGTCAGGAGACATCGACATCGAGGACGACGAGGAGCTCGTCGAGCAGCTGGCGAATATCAAGTACAAGCTGAACAGCCGCGGGCAGATCGTCATCGAATCGAAGGAGGACATGAAGAAGCGCGGCCGGAGGAGCCCGGACAGGGCGGACGCCCTCATGCTTGCGTTCGCAAAGGTCGAGCGGCCTGCAGGGCTCGCATTCGGCTCAGTCAGCAGGAGGTAGACAGTGACGACATACAGAGATCGATTCATCGCCCGCCTCGCGGCGTTCCTCGGCGTCGAGGGGCCGGTCCGCGAGGTCATGGTCCCGGCACCGCCCGTCGAATACGTCGAGATGCTCCAGGATGAGCCCGGCCGCGTCTACGTCTGGATCGCCCGGGCGGACGCATCAGACGATAGGCTTGCGGCGATCGCTGAAGACATCGGGCGACGGGACCCGAAAGCCCTGCACATCGTCGTCCGGGACATCGTCGAGATCCGCAAACTCTCGCCGAAGGACGTGCGGCAGCACCTGCTCCCGGTCGTGAAGGCCTGCGAGGAGGCGGGATGGCAGTAATCGCACCCGGGCTGAAAGGCCAGGGTATCCGGACGTTCAACGGTGCCGGGAGAGGGCCGGCCGGCCTTGACCTCTCCGCAACGATCTTCTTCAACGCCGGACGAGGCATCCCGCGCTACGAGGACCTGCTGACCATCCGGATCCTCTCGCAGACGCACACGGTCTCCGTCCCGATGGATACGATCAAGGGCCAGATCACCACCACGTCGTGGGCGATCGTCCCGACCGTCGACAAACCGACGAGCAAGCACTTCGCCGCCTGCGACGCGATCACCGACTTCCTGGACGGCGGGTTCAACGCGAACCCCTCGACGTTCGATTCCCTCTGCAAAGAGTGGCTGAACGACATCCTTTCGATCGATGCCGGCGTGCTCGAGCTCGTCCCCGACGACGACGGCTACCTCGCGGAAATTTACGCCCGCGACGGTGCCACGTTCACCAAAAATCTCGACCAGCAGGGCCGTCTCCCTGCACCGGGCAGCGACGAACCGGCCTACTGGCAGGTCGGGGCGCAGGTCGGCGTCCTGCAGGACTCGACCCTCTGGAACCGGGAGGGTCTCCCGCAGATGGACCGCCTGATGCAGCAGAACGCATTCCTGGCACTCTCCGGGATGCTCGGCTACCGGGCGATCGACCCAGTTCCGTTCTCGCGGGATCAGATCGTCTGGGTCGAGGAAAACCCGCAGACCTGGCGGCCCTACGGCTACAGCCGCATCCAGAAAGTGCAGCGCCTCGTCGAGATCCTGATTAACCAGGACGTCTCGAACCTGAAATATTTCCCGGCCAACGAGGTCCCGGAAGGTGCCCTTAACCTCGTCGAGGCGAATCAGGCGGAGATCGAGCGGTTCCGTGAATACTGGTCGAGCGAGATCGCAGGGAAACCGCACAAGATGCCGATCCTCGGTGCGAAGAACCTGCAGTGGATACCCTTCCGCGCCTCGCCCCGGGAACTCGAATTTCTGGCCAGCCAGAAGTGGTATAACAACCTCGTGTGGATGGCGTTCGGCCTTGCTCCGTCCGAAGTGGGGTACGTACAGGACGTCAATAGGTCCACTGCGCAGGAGACGGCGGAAGTCATCTGGCGGAAGACCACGCTCCCGCTGCTCGAACTCCTCGCCGGCGCGATCAACCGCTCGATCCTCCCGTTTCTCGAAGTGTATTGGGACGTCGACGGCGAGGTCGAGTTCGTCTGGGACCCGAAGAACCCCATCATCGAACGGCAGAAACGCCGGGAGCAGGAGAGCGACCTCCGGCACGGCCTCGCCACCCCGAACCGCATCCTCGTCGAGCGTGGCGAGGAGCCGGTCCCCTGGGGCGACATGCCGATCGCCCTGTTCGAGTCGCTCTGCCGGACGCATCCTGAATGGGTCGCTGCCGAGATCCTCGGGATAGAGAACGCTCCCGAACCCCTCTACGGCGGCGGGCTCCTGCTCTCATCCCCGGACCCCGTGACCAAGGCGCTCGCGGCGATGAAGGCCGCTCCTGACGACGAGCCGGAGGAGTGGCGGAGCCGCATCGAGGCGCTGCACCGCCGGGTCGCCGGAGTGTTCGACGACG